GAGACGTGCCACAGTGCATCTGGCCACTCTGATGCCTTCCCGTAACAACTGACGCCAGACTTTACGCACACCGTATACCTTGTGATTTTCATCGTATACGCGCTGTATCTCTTTCTTCAGCCAGTCATCGCGCTGCGCACGGGCACTGCGTTTATCCGGATGATGTCGCTGTTGCTGACAGTGGTAATACGTTGACGGGGCAATATGCAGTTCGCTGCATAGCGGTCCGACCCCGTACTGCTCACGCAGCTTATCCAGCAGTGGCATCATTTTTTCCAGAGGCGGTCGAACTCCGCCTTCGCAAAATAAGCGGAAGCCTGGCGAAGGATATCGTTACTGCGGCGCAGTTCACGATTTTCACGCTCCAGCTCTTTCAGACGCTGACGTTCAGCGGTGGTGAGCCCTCCATCACCGCCCCCGGTATCCCGCTCATGCTGGCGAACCCAGACACGCAGAGTCTCCGGCGTACAGCCAATCTTTGGAGCAATGGAACAAATTGTCGCCCATTGTGAGTCATATTCGCCCTGACTTTCCAGAACCATACGGACTGCCCGTTGACGGACTTCGGGGGAAAAACGAGTATTTTTAGTCATCCTGTTTACCTCTTTCTCAGGAAGTTTAGTCTCCAGGATTCCCGGGGCGGTTCAGGATTACATTAATGCTGATCGGAAATCCAAAGCGGAGGCGGAGGGGCTTGCGTTCCCCTGTAAGAAATATCGCAAACTCGAACACCGCAGTTTCATGAAGAAAGTACCCAGGGTCCTCGGGGATGCAGCTGCAAAATTTTTTGCAACTGATACCTATATCAACGGAACAGGTGGTGTTGTGGAGAGGGATATTTGCAATTTTCCCAAGCGTGAAGCTTGCCTCATGGCAATGAGCTACAGCTATGAGCTTCAGGCGCAGGTGTATGACCACATGACGGAGCTTGAGGGCGGGAAGGACATTAACCTCCTCGATTTCTCTGGCCTGACCGATATGGCAATCAGCGAAATGCAAAACCGTGTCGCGGCTGCTGAGAAGTTCTCATTTGAAATGCACGGTCAAGCAGGTAGCGCTCTCATGACTCGTCGGAAGAAAGAGAAGAAGGCCATTAAAAAGGCTGAGCAGCTTGTGAAGGATCTGATTCAGTTCAAGCTATGTGACATGGGGGATTTCTCTGATGGTAAACCAGCATGACTCCGATTGATTTCATACATAAAAATGTAACAACCGAGTTAATAAAGCTTGGGTACGACCAGAACGCGGCTATGACTGGCGCTGACATGGCGGTGGAGCATTACCGCCGTTGTTCACAAGCCAGCAGAAAAGGCCGAGTTTTCGATGACTGCCTGTACATTGCAAAACAGTGGGCAGGTAGGCAGAAAAGGGAAAAAATGACAACCTGAGAGCTACTTTCACAACGGCTCTTCATTACAAAGCCTATCTACGGGTGGGCTTGATAATGGCTTATACCCTACACGGGATGAACCGCCCCGGGTTTCCTGGAGAGTGTTTTATCTGTGAACTCAGGCTGCCAGATCATCGTTTCCGATGGAAGCATAATAAGCTTTTTCTGCTTCTGCCGGAGGAGTATGGCCCAGCCTTTCCAGCAATCGTCGATTGTTATACCAGTCCACCCACGTGAGTGTGGCCAGTTCCACTTCTGCACGGTTTTTCCAGCTCTTACGGTGTATTACCTCCGCTTTGTAAAGACCATTGATGCTCTCCGCCATCGCGTTGTCATACGAGTCGCCTGTACTTCCTGTTGATGCCAGTAATCCGGCTTCCTTAAGCCGCTGTGTGTAGGCCAGCGATACATACTGAGAACCTTTATCACTGTGATGGACCGTGCCGGACGGTCGACGGGCCCATAACGCCTGCTCCAGTGCATCCAGCACGAATGTCGTTTCCATGGACGATGAGACCCGCCACCCCACGATGTATCCGGCAAACACATCAATGATGAACGCCACATAGACGAAGCCCTGCCATGTGCTGACGTAAGTAAAATCAGCCACCCACAGCTGGTCAGGTCGTTCTGCCACGAACTGACGGTTTACGCGGTCGCCTGCGGCAACGGCTTTCCGGCTGATGGTCGTACGGACCTTTTTACCCCGGAGAACACCGGCAAGTCCCATAACCGCCATGAGACGTGCCACAGTGCATCTGGCCACTCTGATGCCTTCCCGTAACAACTGACGCCAGACTTTACGCACACCGTATACCTTGTGATTTTCATCGTATACGCGCTGTATCTCTTTCTTCAGCCAGTCATCGCGCTGCGCACGGGCACTGCGTTTATCCGGATGATGTCGCTGTTGCTGACAGTGGTAATACGTTGACGGGGCAATATGCAGTTCGCTGCATAGCGGTCCGACCCCGTACTGCTCACGCAGCTTATCCAGCAGTGGCATCATTTTTTCCAGAGGCGGTCGAACTCCGCCTTCGCAAAATAAGCGGAAGCCTGGCGAAGGATATCGTTACTGCGGCGCAGTTCACGATTTTCACGCTCCAGCTCTTTCAGACGCTGACGTTCAGCGGTGGTGAGCCCTCCATCACCGCCCCCGGTATCCCGCTCATGCTGGCGAACCCAGACACGCAGAGTCTCCGGCGTACAGCCAATCTTTGGAGCAATGGAACAAATTGTCGCCCATTGTGAGTCATATTCGCCCTGACTTTCCAGAACCATACGGACTGCCCGTTGACGGACTTCGGGGGAAAAACGAGTATTTTTAGTCATCCTGTTTACCTCTTTCTCAGGAAGTTTAGTCTCCAGGATTCCCGGGGCGGTTCAGGATAACTTAACTGATATCCCTTTTAACGGATAAACGGAGCACAAATAATGGCAAAGCTCACCGACAAACAAGAGCTGTTTGCCCGTGAGTACCTGAAAGATCTCAATGCCACGCAAGCAGCCATCAGGGCGGGTTACAGTGAGGATTCTGCCGCCGTACAAGGATGCAAAAACCTAATAAAAGCTAATATCGCAAAGCGCATTGCTGAGCTTAAAGCCGAGCGAAACGAAGAGGTAGGTATAGATGCCGCTTATGTTCTTCGTAGATTGGTTGAAATCGACCAGATGGATGTGCTCGACATTCTCCTGCAAAACGGTGAGCTAAAGCCCATTAAAGACTGGCCTAAGGTATGGCGCACAACGCTATCAGGAATGGATGTCGTGGAGATGGTATCCGCAGATAGCGCCGCACTTCTGAAGAAAATCAAATGGCCTGATAAGGTTAAAAACCTTGAGTTGCTTGGGCGCCATGTTTCTGTTCAGGCGTTTAAAGACAACGTCAAAAATGAAGTGACTGGCGCTGACGGAGGACCAGTCAGAACAGAAATTACCAAATTAACGCCTGAGCAGGCCGCAGAGGTGTATAGAAAAATGATGGGCTAAGTATGCCGTTACCATTCCCCTTCGATTTTAAACATCCTGATTACCAGATGGTTTTTGAATGGCGGATGGAACGCCTACAGCGCATTCGCCAGAATCCTGAAATATTGCCTGCACTAAAACAGTTTTACCGTACCAATCCGGCTCAGTTCATCATCGACTGGGGCATGACAACGGACCCGCGTAATATTGATTATGGCCTGCCGGTGACCATTCCGTTTTTACTCTTCCCTAAGCAGGAGGAGTGGATCCACTGGATTATGGAACGCTGGAGCAATCGGGAGAATGGTATTACCGATAAATCCCGTGAAATGGGGCTCAGTTGGACCGCGATCGGACTGGCCTGCTCGCTTTGTCTCTTCAACAAAGAAATGGTTATCGGTTTCGGCTCCCGTAAAGAGGAATACGTCGACAGCACCGGTGACCCGAAAGCATTGTTCTGGAAGGCGCGCAAGTTCGTGGAAACACTACCTGTAGAGTTTCGCGGTTCGTGGAGCGAGAAGAAGCACGCGCCATATATGCGTGTTGAGTTTCCTGAAACTGGCGCGGTTATCAAAGGTGAGGCTGGCGATAATATCGGTCGTGGTGACCGTACGACCCTTTATCTTGTGGATGAGGCTGCTTTTCTCCAGCGACCATTACTTATTGATGCCGCGCTTTCCCAGACAACCCGATGTCGTATCGATCTCTCATCGGTTAACGGCATGAACAACCCCTTCGCACAGAAGCGGCACAGTGGAAAAATCCCGGT